TCTTCTAAAGACTTGATCCATTCTGCAAAGGGATCAGTCATAGGCTTGATGGCATTAAGTTGCCCTTGTAAGGCTCCTGTGGCTCGCTGTGATGCTTCTAATTGCTTCTGTAACTTCTCGGCTAGATCAAAGTCCTCGTTAAGAATTGCTCGCTGTAGTTCTAGGCGTAACTTTTCATCGGCTGAGATCTTGCCCTTTAGCGCGGCTTCGATCTGGATCTTGTCAAGATCAAAGATGGACTCTGCCTTCTTGAGTTTTAACGCATTGGCCGCAGCCTTCTTATCCAGCGCGATCTTGGCAGTTGCAGCCTTCTTATCAGCTGCGAGTTTAGCAGCGGCAGCCTTCTTAGCAGCAAGATCAGCTTTCTGGGTATCCATATTGGATCCACCAGTCATGGGTACATTACCCATGCCTTGGAAGCCCTTGATTGCCTTAACCAATTCGGCTAGACGCTGTGGGCTAAACCTACCTAGTAGATCAGTAACGCCACTGCCTAGATATGAGACAAGGCCAAAACCCGGTATTGATTTGATTTGATCTTTTAGATAGACGATCGAATCAACGAAGTTAGCAAGTGACTTAGCAGCACTTTCAATACCACTGGCTAAATTATCCATGGTCTTATCTTTGCCAAGTGACTGAAGCGCACCGATAAGGCTAACTCCAATAATCTCTTTGGCATTGTTTGAAGCAATAGCCAGTTTGTCAATAGATCCAGAGAATGAGTCAGCAGACTTCTTGGCTGAGCCAGCGAAGGTAACAGCCAGTTGCTCGCTGATCTCTTGAAATGATTTAGCCTTTAGATCAGCCTTGGATATGCCAACGCCTAACTTGCTAAGTGCTGTGTTGTTGCCTAAATATGCTTTGCTTAATGCTGCAACTACAGCATTAAAGTCTTTGCCAGTGTTAGCACTGATGTCTAGTGCAATTCCAAGTATGCGTTGAGTTTCAGCAATATCTCTGGTTGCGATAGTGAGTGAAGAATATGCCGGGCGCAGCTTGTCATCGATGATGCCAAACTCTCTTTCGAGCCTCTGGATATATCCTTCAGCTGTGGCAGCATCGCGTTCTAAGCCAACATTCTTTAACGATAGGGCTAACTGTTGCTGTGCCTTAATATCGGCTGCTGCAGCCTTAACAGAGGCTTTGCCATAGGCTAGGACTGCTGCTGTGCCAAAGGTTACGCCGAATGTGCGGCCTAACTTCTTAACACTCTTTTCAAGGTTATAAGTAGATTTGCTGGCCTTGTCAAAAGATTTTTTGCCTGTGAACTCCGCCGCAATATCAATTACTACTGATGGACTGGCCATTATTTTGCCTTCAATGTGTAGCTTTGAAACTTGAGATTAGACTTCTCAATGGCTTTCAGAACAGCCGCAGTTGTCTTGCCGCCATCTTCTGCCCAAGCGCGAAAGATTGCGCGGCCTTTCATTTTACGAGAACGGCGACCGCGACCGACCTGATTGTTAGCATCGACTATGTGACTGTATTCATTCATGGCTTGGGTAAATAAATAACCTGCTTCTGGGTTATTGCTCTTGCCATAATTTTTACCAGCACTGGTTGTATAAGACCAGTTTTCTGAGGAATCTCTTCTTTGAATAGTTCCACTAAATGTCTCTGTCTTTGCCTGAGATCTGCCATAAGGATTTAGACGCCCAGCAGTTTCGTAAATAGCACCAGATGGCGAAGCGTTTTGAATGCGAGCTAGTGATCTAAATCCAGATCGATTAGGTTTGCTAGGAGTTGTTTTAAATCCAATACCACTTTTTGCTTGAGCACTTGACCATTCAGGGAAGCGACCAGTAACAGAAGATTTACCCCACCCAGATAAGGGTGCTTGCGATGGGATAAATCCTCTAGCGTTTTGAACAATAGGCTTTAACAGAGCAGCCAATTCATTTCGAGTTTCTTTGGCTAAATCAGGAGCAAACTTTCTCAATGCTTTACGAAGTGCGATTCCGCCCCTTACTTCTGTTGGCATCTTTGATCTCCTTGTTTCGATCCTTAATAGCTTGTAGTAAAGCCTTAAACATTCTCGAATCGAGTTCGAGTAAGTCGTTAGGCGCGATCCTCGTTTCTAGGCTTAGCCTTGCGACCAAGTAAGTAAATGAGTCACGCCCTATGCTTCCGGGTCATCATCTAGAACTTCCACCTTTGCAAGTGTTTCTAAAAACTCAGCACCGAACATCTTGACAGTTTCACCGCTGCGGCGAATACATTCCCAAGCCAGCCAATACACATCGCTCTGTTTTTCATCGTCTCGAAAGGCTTTGTGGAAGCCCTTCTTGGCGTAAACCTCGAATGCGTACTCGATCGATGGAGTTATCTGATGATCAGATACAGAGCCATCTGCCCTTGTGATCTTTAGCTTTGCCATTCTTTAGCCCTTTTCTTTAGAAGTTGTTTACCAAGTACCAGTTGAAGCTGTAGCAGTCTTGCTGTTGCAAGTAAAGGTTAGATCCATCATACCTTCATCGCCAACGGCTCCGTTGATGTCTGTGATGTTATCAACCAAGATTGTGCCTGAGTAAAGCAAGTTAGTTGCTGATACAGCAGCTGATGAATCTTGGATAGCAGCAAATGCAACAGTTGTGCCATAAGCAGCCTGAAGTGTTGCTAGAACATTTGATGCTGCTGTGTCGTTTAAGAATGACACTGTGATGGTATCTGCTGAAAGTCCGGTAACGAACTTGTGAGCTGTGTCGCCCATAGCAGTTACTTCGATTTGATCTGCCTGACGATTAAGTGTGAATGCAGTGACATGGTCTGAAAGATTGATAGTGGCAACCTTAAAACCAACTTTGTTATTTAGAAAAATTGCCATGATTATTCTTCTTCCTTCTTAGTAGTTACTGACTTTGGTGCATCTGTGATCTGACCAATCTTCTTCAAGAAGGCTAGATCCTCTGGTGTTAGGTCTGACATATTAACTCCAACTTGTTAGGATTGATACGGACATCTCGCAGCTGAGCAGATCACCTGAAGCAGCATTGAGAACGCTTGGGGCAGATATGCTGCCTACATTATAGTTCAAAGAACTGGCAGCAAGTAAATTAAACACTGCCACGACATTCTGTTCAATGCCATTTAGGTTGCCTTCATTATCAAATAAAGGCACAGTCATAACGATCTTAAAATTGGCAGTCGGGCTGATCGTGTTACGCAAGTTGTTGTTGGGCGTAATGTAAGGATCATCCGGACTTATGATTACTGAATTAGCCAGGACTGTTGCTGGTGGGAACGCGAAGGTCTGCCATAGCGCGTTGTTAATCAAGGCTTCTGCAAGTGTAGTTCTAAGAGTTGTGATCGATGTGGCCATTAGCCCACCATAGAACGAGGGTCTAGCGCGTGTGCGATCAATCCTCTAATCCGCGCCAAAAGGGTATTGCCCATTCGGTACGGTGAGGGCTGGAAGTCTGGGCTAACGCCACCGCTATTACTAGCTTGGCGGCTCTGCCAGATATCTACAGCTATCTCTAAAGCGGCTGTCTGGACTGCTGAATCTAATGTCCAGTCAATATAAGACTCACCGGTTACGATTCCATAAGGTGTAATTGGGTGGCGCACTGTATCTGAAGTGTGAGTAGTTGTTACTGAAAATGAATAAGGTGTGGCATCTGTAATTGTTTTAGTGCCATTGTATTTAGTTCCACAATTAGCAATAACTACTGACTGACCTACATAAAAATCAACTGATACATCAAAGTAAAGTGTTCCCACAGTGCCGGTGTTGCCATGAGCTACTGGGTATTGAGTATTAGCCCATAGCATTGGAAGTAGGACTGCATCGCTTGCGTCGCACACTTCCTGAAGGGTCGCGTCTGAATACAAGGTGCCTACTCCGAGTGTTGATCGAAGTTCTGCGACTGTTGTAATTGACATTCCCAATCCTTTCTAAAGACTGAGAGGGGCAAGGGCTATGCCCCTCTCAGCGACTTAGTTTCTAACTGATTAAGTTAGGTTGAAGCGACGTACGCCTGCGCCGACCTTAGTGGCGATTGCGTAGTAGCCGTAGACAGCAACCTGTAGGCGGCCGTTAGCAAGTGCTTGCACCTGGATTTGAGTCTGTGGAGACTCGTAGAATGTGACAGCTTCTGGTACAACCAAGAATGCTGAATCATCGATAAGTGTTGTAGTTGTCATGTGTGGATCAACATACAAGTTCTGGCCCATTACTGTTCCAGTTAGTGATTGAACTCCAACGTTTCCTGGAGAGTTCATTGGTTGTGCGGCTGTGAAGAGTGGACGATTAGTTGTATCTTCAGCTGTGATGATTGCTTCCCACCATGCTGTGTTAGCGATGATGTTCTTGGCGAACTTACCAGCTGCAAGATAAGCGGCTGGAGTTTCCTTGGCGATATAAGCCTTGAAGCCTGCGATTGTTGCAGCCTGTGTAGATGCCTGAGTACCACCAGCAACAAGAGCAGCTACTACAGCCTGGTCAGTTGCCTTTGCGTATGCGTACTGAAGTTCTTTAACAAGTTCAGCATAGAAAGATGGGCCAGAGCGGTCAAGCAATTCCCATGAGATGTTTTGAAGTCCAGCAGCCTTCTTGACTGTTGGTGTGATGTAGCCTGAAGCCATTTCAGTACCAGCAAGTGCTTCGCCTTCAGTTGAATCTGAATCGATTGTTGGTGCTGTTGTGATCTTAGGAATTGTGAATGACATTCCTGTTGCTGGCAATACACCCTTTGAGATTGCATCTACGGCTGGACGGCCATCGATTGATGTAGTGATGAACTCGTTTAGGTGTGGAGCAAGAGTTAGACCAGTGTTTGTTGATGTGTCATTGATAGCAAGAATAGTCTGACGAGCTTGATCGTCTCCTAGTGATGCCTTGATGGATGCTTCAAGATACTCACCAGCGGTAAGTGGCTTGATGCGAGGTGTTGCGTAAGTTGCTGATACCACAGTTGGACGAGCGGCTTCAACAGCTGCTGCCTCAACTTCTGGTGCTGCAACTGTCTCTGGAGTATTCTCCACAGTTGGCTCGCTTTCTGTTTGTTGGATGTTTTCTGCTGGAGTTTCCTCAGCAGCGATATCAGTAATCAAAGCCGACTTAAAAGCAGGCTCTGTTACTAAAGATACTTCGAACAGTTTTGCTGCTGACACGTGCATGACACCAGCCTTGTTCTTTGCAGTGATAACTTCAACGCCTACTGACAATCCGGCTGTCAATCCCTCAGATGCTGTAATGAGAGCATCTGAACCGCGTGAAGAGTTAGAAATCTTGAAGGAGGCATAGATACCTTCGCCATCTACTTCATTGAAATACTGAGCCTTACCTAGAGGCTCTTTGACGTTATGCTGGTTAAGTAGTTTGATTGAAGAAGGGTTATCTGGTAAAGAGATTGAACCCTTCTCAAATACAACTGGGCCAGCCGAGGTGTTACCGATTTCGCCTGTACCCATTGGCACAATTTTGCCAGAGATAACTCTGGTGGCTGTATCAGCGGTGAGTTCTGCTGAGAATGTGAGAATCTTCTCCATTACATACCTGCGCTTCCATTTGGTGTTAAGTCAGTCATTTCCATCGCTTGATTAACATCGATGAGTCCTAGAGTTAATAGTTTTTCAATTACTAACAATTCATCCATTGGGTTAGCCCGCAAGAATGAATCATCAAGGTCGAATCGAACCTCTTGGCCATTGGCAGTGATGTCGTTCATCGTTAAGCGATCTTCAATAGCAGAGATGAAAGGCTGTAGAGATAGAGATACGAACTGCTTGCGAGCATCGAGAAGATTTGAGTAAGTCATAGAGTTGTTAGCATCGGCTGAAAGCATATAAGCATCGATATTGCAAAGACGTGCAATCTGTGTCGAATAGTCTTGCTTTGCTTCGATATACATCATGTCCTTGGGAGAAAATGATGCTGGGTTGTATTCAAGAGTAGAAGTCAGATAAGCAGTAGAGCGATTAGCGCGTGCGGCCTTCCAAGCAGAGAGTAATCCTTGAACTTCTTTAGGATCTAAATCAGCTCCAGTGTTCTTGATGTAACCAGTTGCCATTGGAGTAGCTGCGGCAACTTGTGAAGCCTTCTCTAAATCTAATGCAGCTGCAATAACGCGAGTGCCAGTAGTTAGGATTCCATCTGTAAGCCCCTGGAATGTAACCATGTCGTTCATCGGTACTGGGAAGCCATCAATCAAGTAACCTTCGATGGCTTGCATGTTCTTTGCATACTGTGGAGTAACGCGATGGTTAGCAATCCACTCGAATGTTGCAGGACGGCCATCTTCTTGGTAACGAGATGTGATGAGCCAATAAGCAACGCCAAAAAATAAAAGGTTATCCACAGTATAAGCAACAGTCACAGAACGCGGTTGATTGGCTGCAGGTTGGTCTAACCATGTTGGTCGAGTTGTAATACTTTGACCAGTGGATTTGCGATATAACTCCAACGGCATTGATGCGATGGTATTAGCGATGAGATTGCGGCATCGACTTACTGACGGCACTTGAAGTGCAGAAGCACGATCTAGTGGAGTGTAATAGCTGTAAGTAAATGGATCAGCGATATTTTGAGGGGCATACTGCGCTAGGACAGAAGGCTTATTAGTTTTTGACTCTGCACGCGAAAATATACCCATAGCCTAAATGATACCATAAACTAGACAGATTGCTAGTAAATGTCAAGTTATGATTTGTGGCTTAGGTGCTGGGAGCATTAACTTCGAAACTACCATAGCCAGTCCAATAGGGGCTGAAATATCACCAGCAGATTTTCGCTTAATAATTCTCCAAGCTGAGTCGTTGACTTTAGCTGCACAGTTGTTCATCTGCTGGATTAATTCGGCTTGGCCATTGTGAACCACTTTATGGGTGACTAAACCTGTCAGAAGGTCGCCACAGGCTTGATAGAACTGCTGGCCGCTAACATCCTCGACCATTACTCCAGATTGCTTTAATCGATCTGCAATCGACTGAGTAGCGTATTTATCAAAACAGACTAGGCGAGGTCGATAAATATCACACCAGCCTTTGACATCAGCTGCGATCTTTAGATCATCAACTGCCACTTGACTTGACCAAGTTTGTAGTATTCCAATACCGATTCGACCATCTGGCAGTAATTGACCAGCAACCAGTGAAGCATTACGCCTTGATGGCGATACATCAAATGCAAAGACTGTGTACGCACCGGGCGGTATCTCTAGAGTGCTATCTGAAGTCTCTTCTAGGATTCCATGAGGCCAAGGGCTTGAAAGGCTATCGATCCACTGGCAAAGTAACTCAGTTCTGGTATTTTCGATCGGAGAAGTGGCAACTGACTCTTCAAGAGCTTCTAAAGTGACCATGTGGCCTAATGCAGGATTCGCAAGTGCCCAGCCGCTTTGATCTGTCACTTTGCAATACTGCGGAGCAGAATATTCATAGAATCCGAAAGATTTAGGTGGGTAATCGAGAGCGCGTTCTCTTAGATTGTTGAGAACTGTGCTGTAAGCATCGCCAGCGTTAGAAGTCAAGAATGTGTGGGCATTAGGTCGCGCTCTGGTGACTGGCATGGCGGCTCGGTAAGCCTCTTCAGTCCATTCTCGGACTTCATCGAGAAATAGTGCATCTGCTGTGCGACCACGCGAGCCATCGCGAGTAGCAGCTACAACATCTAGGCGGCGACCATCTTTCATCTCGATAGATTCGGTTCCATTGGCGTATCTGATTGCTTTAACCAATTCCATC